TCAAGTCACGCCATCCACAACTTTCGAGAATAACTCCATCATCTGCTCGATCGCCTCCAGCTCGTTCGCCGGGTTCGGCGCCCGCTGGAGATTCGCCATCAGCGTGATCGCCGCCGCGACCGACACCGGCGTCCCCGCCGGGAACACCAGCGCCGGAACGTCGTCGATGGACCCGCCGCGTTCCCGCGCCAGCCGCGCGGTCGCCACCCGCCGCCGCCCATCGGCCATGCGGTAGCCGCCGTCCTCTCGCGCGATCACCGCAATGCTTTGGAAGACGCCCACGTGCATCATGCCCGGCAACCACTCGGGCACCGGCTTCACGTGCACCGGCGGCAGATCGTCCAGCTTGATCCGCTTCGCCTTCGGCTTCGGTGGCGTCTCGGGCAACAGCACCAGCTGCTCGCCCTGGACGTCCACGTCCTGCACCGACTCCGCCATCGCAACCTCCCGTCGAAAGGGGAAAAACGAGAGCCCGGCCGGGTCGCCGGGCTCACCACCGGAACTGCCTCCTCCGTCGCCGCCCTACGCCCCACCGCCCGCCGTCACGTGCGGACGCGCGCGTGCCAGCACCGCCTCCGCGAAGCGCACCTCGTTGTCCCAGCACGGGCACAGCTCGCTGGCGTGCTTGAGTCCCCGGCCCCGGGCCTCATCCTGGAGGTGTCGCTTGAGCGCCCGCAGCGTGTCGTCCAGCGCCTTCACCAGCTCCGCTCGCGTGGGCTCCGCCGGCTCCCCGGGACCTCCATGCTCCGAAGCCACCCGCACCGCGATCAGGGGCCACGGCTCGAGCGGCATGTAGCACTCGCCCTCGATCCGATCGAGGCGCCCGGAGTGGTACACGCATGGCTGCCCCGAGAACTGCTCGGCGGCGAGCCGCGCATTGTCCGCTTCGATCACGGCCGGCGACTTCGTGCCGTTGACGGCAGATACCAGGTACCTCACGGCTCACCCCTCCTCGGCCTTGGCTCGCATGGTCACGAGCCGGTACGCAGACTCGACCAGCCGGTCCACCGCTTCCGGCACCTCCGGTCCGTTGGGCACGACCTCGATCGCCACGTCCTTCTCGGCCACAGGGTCCGCGACGGTCAGCGATACCGTGCGCCGGTCCGACAGGACCTCGCACTCGAACCGCAGCCCCGCGTCGATCACGACCCTGGCCTTGGCCTCGACTTCCGGCGAGCGATCCACCGTAACCGACACCCGCCGCCCGTCCGGCCGCAAGTATTGCGTGAAGGGGATCGCCACGTCACACCTCCGGGTTCCGCATGCGGAGGCGGGGCACCACCGGGAACTCCCCGATGTCCGTGCGCTCCCCCGCGTCGTTGGTGAACACCATCAGCGGGAAGCGCGGCCGGTAGAGCACGAAGCTCTCCACCTCCTTCGGCGTCAGGCCGACCGTGTTGCCCTCCGCGTCGGATGCCGCGATCACCAGCGGCCCGCGCACCCCGGACCCGTCCGGATACATCCCCGGCAGTACTACGCTCTGCGGCAGGTCCAACAGCAGCCCCTCGTCGTGGAGCCATCCGTCGATCGTCCGCTGCCCGTCCCGGTAGCGGTACAATAGCACCCGGTCGACGATCCCGCCGATCTCGTTCTGCAGCTCATCGAGCGACGGCCCACCCTCGTCGCGAACCAGCCGCATCTGTCGGTCCGTCCCGATCACGATCCACATGGCGCTCTCTCCCGTTCCAAGGTTCGCGTGCGTCAGACCGCGGGGGTCGGGCTTCCGCCCGATACCAGCTCCAGCTCCTGCATCAGCTTCAATGCGATCGCGAAATCGAAGTAGTCGCGCGGGACGCCCTCGCCGCCGAGCAGCGCGTAGATCGACTGGTGCAGCTCGAGCGGGTAGCGCCGCGCCGCCGACGCCGCCGCGTTGATCGTCTTGAGCATTCCCGCCATCCGCACCTCATCGTCGCCGATCGGCTCCCCCCTCAGCTTCGCGACCAGCTCGGCGCCCAGCACTTTCTCCATCCGATTGCGAATCGTCTCCGCCGTCAGCATCGCTCTCTCCCGTGAAGTAGACAACGATCGTCTAGCAGTGCTAGACATCTCGGGCGCACGAATTCACGCGCCCGTCGTCATGTACCGAATCACCGTTGCGATCAGCGCTGTCCGGCCCGTGTAGTCGCGCCGCTGATACTCGCGCGCGAGCGGCGCCAGCAGCTCGCGCAACTGGTCCTCCTTCATGTCGTTGCGCGCCATCTTCATCATCCGGCGCAACGCCAGATCCGCCTGCTCGGCCGCCCTCCACGCCGCGACCTCCGCCGCGTCCTCGTGGACGCCCACGTACTTGGGCGCCCGCTCGCCGTTCACGTAGACGCTCTTCTCGCCGTCCCACGTGACCCGGAACTGCCCGCCCGGCCTGGCGAACGGGACGATGTTCCGCTTGAACACCCGCTCCTGCCCGTTGGCGTCGCGCCAGAAGTGCCCGAGCACGGGCACGCCTCCGCGCTTCTCGAACACGCGCTGGCCGATGTACGTCCAGATCTCCTGCCTCTCCTCAGCCATCCCTCACCTCCGGCTTGATCTCCCGAAGAATCGAGCGCCGGACACCCTCGTCGTAGTCCTCGCTCGCGCACACCGCCACCACCCGGTACGGCCCCACCGCCGCGAACCACTCGCCCCGGCGTGGGGCCCGCCGCTCGCCGGTCCGCTCCCACTGCCGCCCGTCGAAGGACAGCACGGGCACTGGCCGCCGCTTCTCCATCCACGCCTCCACCCGTCCATGGACCATCTACCGTTGATAGATCGCCGGGACGCACAAGACGCCCCGGCGCCGGCCTCACACCGCGTCGAACACCGCGCGGGGCGCGTACGGATCGTCCCGCACCTGATCCTCCTCGACGATCCAGACGACCGTCTCTTCGTCCTCGTCCGCGCCCTCGGGCAATGCGTCGATCTCCCGATCCGAAACGACTCCGGCCACCGTGCTCTGCAGCGGGTAGTGCGGCTGGATCGCGATCCGCACCTCCGCGTCGTCTTGGTACTGCTCCAGCGCCTCGCGCAGCTCTCGCACCGTCATCGCTCTCTCCCGTGGTGAAGGTAGGTGGTGTGCAGCACGCGCCGCCGCGGACTCGAACCGCGCCCCTGCTCCAGCTCGGCGCCAAAGAAGAAGCGGGGGAGGCGACCGAAATCGCCCCACCCCGCTCTCGCTGTCTCTTCTGAATCTCCGGTCGCTACCCGCCCTGACCTATTGCAGTCGATGCTGGTTCGGTCTGACTCTCGCTCCCGGCGCCTCGTTCGACTCGATCGTACCGCGACTTACGCTGCCTTCACGGAAGGTACTTACGCTGCGGGGTCTCCTCGATCGAGGTTCGGCCGTCTGCTGACGACCCGGCGCACGTGGCTCGGCACCTCTCCACTCCGCCAGCGCCTTGGCTAACCCGGCTACCTCTCCCGGCCGGGGTCGGGGTTGCTGCAGCGGAGGAGCGACTGCGCCAAGGGCCGACGGAGGGATGATCTCTCATCCTCGCTCCTCCTGGGGCCCGGGTTCGGATGCGGGGGCTCCTGTACTACGGCCTGCCGCACCCTCCCTCCCCTTCCCCGCCTCCCTTCTTCCCGTCTCGATCAAGCTTGATCGAGGTAAGATCAATCTAATGAACGGGCACCCTAAGTCAAGGGTTTTGCGACAATCTAACATCTCTAGATGTTGCGTCGTACCACGGCGTTCGACCCCCTGCTGGCCCCCTCCCCGCCCGCGCGAAGTGCTCGCACGCGGGGATGATGATGCATTGAATTGGATTATATTAGGTCACATGAATTGCGCATTCGCGTGCGCATGGATTGCGCAATCGGTGCGCAATCGTTCCGCACCCTTTGCGGCACCCCGGCCGCGCTAGAAGATCCGCACCTCCCGGCCGACGAAGATTCGCGTTCGCTCCAGCTCTCGCTCCACCTTGAGCGACCAAGGGCTGTCCTTCGACGGCTTCCACAGCAGCCACGCCACCGCCGACGGCGCGATCCGATCCCCCCACTCCCCGCCTGCCCCAAGGCCCAGCCACAGGTGTCCCCACGGGCTCCGCTCGCAGACCGATCCCGAGCCGTCGACCCACCACCGGTCGCATCCGCTCACGTCGTACGCCACCAGCCGGGGCACGCGCGCCCCCGTGCTGTCGGGCCGGCCCGCGATCAGCGCCTCGACCCGGCCCCCGAGATCGCCCACCCGGATCGGCACGGCCACCGTATCCACGCGGACAACGGTATCGTAGACGACCACCCGCACGGGTTGCTGCCGCCGCAACCCCGCAAGCTCTGCCTGCAGGTTCCCGATCAGCCCCGCCTGACGATCAGCCCTCGCGAGGAGCTGGGCGTACTCCTCCTGGAGATCCGCGTAAGCCGCCTCCGTGGCCGTGTCCGCCACGACGACGGGCTCGCCCCGGTGCACCCGTGCCGAGACATCCCACGCGAGCCAGAACGTCAGCAGCAGGGCCGCAACAACGACGACGTGGCGCCTCATGCCGCTTCCGCACCTGCCCACACGATGCCCTCATCCCAGCGCGCGAACACCACCGGGTAGCGGCCCAACTCTCGAGGCCGGATCGCCACCTCAACCCCCTCACGGCCGCCATGCCGATCGGTGTTCCCTTCGATCGCGAGGAACGATCGACCCCGCGCCGGGGGCTGCACGACCAGCCCGATATGGTCCCACGACTTCGCGTTGTCGGGGAAGTCATAGATCACGAGATCCCCCGCGTCGGCCAGCGCCGGCTCGATCAGCCACCCCCGCGCCTTGGCGAGCGTGTAGTAGTCCAGCACTAGCGCCTCCCTCACCACGTCATCCAGCGGATTGCGCAGCCCGTGCGTGCGCGCCGCCTCATCCGCCACCATCTGCACGAACATGGCGCACCACGCATACCCCTGCTGCGACGTCAATCGGATCGGCGGGTCCAGGTTCTCATGGTACGCCTGGATGCGCGGGCTCCAGTTCGGCCCCTCCTCACGCACGCCCCGGCCTAGCTCGCCCAGCGCCATCCCCAGCGCCAGGTGGCGCAGCGGGATCGGCACCCTCACCGTCGCCGTCATCGTTCACCCCCCTGCTTCGGCCCTCCCTGCGGAGGCTCCGGACGCAACCGCTCGAGGAATGCCCGCAGGTACGCCCACAGCCCCGCGGTCGACCCGTCGCCCGCCGCGATGTTCTCCCCGATCGATACGCACTCCGCAATGATCAACCAGACCAGGGCTCCCTTCGTCACGATCATCGTCTGCGTGAGCGCTTCGCGGGCACCGTCCGGCGAGAGCCCCACGATCGTCCAGTCAATCACCGAGGCCAGCGGGATGTAGCCCAGCCGCATCAACTTGCCGAGCACCCCGCCCCACAACTTCGACCGATCGATCTGGTCCTCCGGGTCCCGGATCGCCCGACCAATCCCCATCACCATGTCCAGCGTGATCGCCGCGATCAGCAGCTTCAGGAACAGCAGATTCTCCGCGCCGATGGCGATCACCAGCCCGGACGCGAACGCCGTCGCGACTCCGCCGCCGTGGCCCTCGGCCACACGCCACGTGCCCAGCGCCGTCTTGGCCGCATACCCGGCAATGCCCGATACATGCGCCACTTCCGCCTCCCTGTCCCCAACCCTCACGTGGAACCTAGACCGCCTGGATCATCTACCATCAGTAGTGCATCGCCCGAAAAAAACGGGCCGCGTTTGTCCAACCGCCTTGATCGCTGTCAGTCCTCGGCATTACCATCGCTCGTGAACCCTCATGGGGAGGTGACGATGCTTCGCTATCTCGTTGCCGTTGCTCTCGCCACTCTTCTGGTCGCGTGCCGTGACGACGACAAGCCGGACGAGCTGTCGCCGGACCAATTCCGTATCGTCAAGATCCGCGGTGATCAGAGCGCGCAGATCCCGGCCAAGGGCGCTTCGCTCGACCTAGCGCCTGCTGCCGTGAATTTCGCCGTGGTCGGTGAGGACGGCTATACCGACGAACCGCTCGTCGCCCGCGTGGAAGCGACGACGGATGAAGGCATCCTCGGCGTGAACAGCGTCGCTGTGCCCCCGGGCACCTTCACGCACTGGCGCATTGAGGATGGCGGCGGGCACCTCCTCGGCGATACGCGACCGACCGACGATTCCGCTTACGTGATCAACCGCTGGGCACCGGGTATCGTCGCGGGCTCGTTCAAGATCACGGCCAACCGGTTGGTCGATGGCAAGATCGTGCAGGATGCCGAGTGGAACGTGGTCGTCCTGCCCGGGCCACCCGCATCGTTCTCGCTCCCGTCCGTCGTGCGCTTGCTCGAGGCGGACATCTGGCGCCCCGAGCCCAATGCCGTGAGCGACGCCTACGGCAACGCCGTGCCGTTCACGCTGGATACCGACAGCGCCCGCAGCCTCATCGACGATCGCACCGTGAACGGTGGACCCTGGGGAAGCAGCACGATCACCGTGCTCGTGGCCGATACGGCGGTGCGGGAGATCCCTCTGCGCGTCTTTCCGGACCTGCAGAAGATCAGTTCGAATTGGGTATTCGAGCTGACGTGCGCCGCTCCGGACACCACGTACGTCGACCGGCTCGTGTTCGGCATAGCGGCAGCCGACCTCGGCCTGGTGCACAGCCTGCCGGCCGGCACCAACCCCGACGACGTGTTGCCGTACCGCATCCCCGGCGCCGGCGCCTCGCGCACGATCACGGCCAACGAGGATACCCTGTACCACTCGACCGCCAACCGGCAGATGCTGGCCATGGCGTGGCCGATCGTGGATGCGGCGACCGAGGCGTACGTGTTTCACAACCCCGCCAACGTCGATGAGTGGCAGTTCCGCCTCTGGTCGTACCGGTCGGTGCTGACCAACGCGCTCCACATCCTGGAGGGCGTGCCCGAGCGGGTGCCGCTGGCCTCGCGCGCCACACCCGAATGGCGGACGACGGACGGGCTGGCCGCCTGTCACTCGGATGGCTTCACCAACGCCACCGAGGGCACGATCTCTATACGGCCGCATCTCTGATCTCGCCCCCGCCCAATGCCCCGCCGGCCGCCACGGGAGCCGGCGGGGCCACCCGTGCCAGCACCGCCGCGGCCGTCGCGCCGCTTACCGGCTCCGCCACGGGGGCGAGCCCCGCGGCCGCGAGCAGCTCCGAGAACGACCCGCACCGCTCCAGCCAGTCGCCGTAGGCGTAGGCCAGGATCGCGCCAGCGTGCGCGTGCAGCCATCGGAGCAGTCGCACCCGCTTCTCCTCGCCTACCTCGAGGAGCCGCCCCGGCATGAGAAGCGCGAGATCCACGTCGTCGCCGTCCCACTCCAGCAGGTCGCCCACCTCGATCCGTGCCCGCCCAACCTTGCGCCGCGCCCGGTCGGCATCCTTCTCGACCCCGATCAGCTTCGCGCCCGGATAGCGGCGGCCGAACCGATCCAACAGCGCACCGTTGCCACAGCCGAGGTCGAGCACGCTTCCGATCCCCGTCTCCGGCGCCGCTTGCAGCACCACATCATGCGCCGCTCGCATCGCCTCGTAGCTGCCGAAGCCGTTGTCCGTCCACTCGCGCGCCGGCTCCAGCGAACGAGCGAATGAGCGCGTCGCCGTGATCTGCACGAGCGGCGACGCCCGATACGGCGCCCGCAGACCACGCGCACCCAGCTCCGGGTAGCGTGACCCCGGCCGACTGACTCGGTACTCCACGGCCGTCGCATCCGTCCGCGTCGAAACCTTGATCACGGGGGTGCGAATCTCCGCAATGCCGTGCAGGGCGCTCCATTCGACGGGCCACGCCAGCATCTCCTCGATGTCAGCCACCTCGGCCACGTAACCGCGCGCCCGCCCAACCTCCGCCATCGCCCGGCCGAGCCGCACCGTCTCGTCGCACGTGAACGAGCACGGCAGATGACTCACCAGCCGCACGCCCAACCACCGGAGCAGGATATTCGCCTCGGGCGGCCCCTCCGCACTCCCGCCGCTCTGCACGAACATTGGCCACGTCGTATCCCGATACTGCTCGTTGACCCACGTGCGGACGAAGAACGCGCGACAGCACGCGGGGAACCCCAGCAACCGGCCGATCGCCTCATCGTCGTTAGCCGCCCATTCCCGGTGCCACTCCGCTGCATGTTCCGGTCGCGTAATCGCCACACGGTATTTCCACGGCTGGCCCGGCTCCGGCGGCCCGCCCGATGCGCGGTAGCTGTCGGAAGCGGATTCCCGCCCGAGCACGAGCACGACAAGCCCGTGCTCTGCCGCCCATTGCGACAACGCCGGCAACCCCTCTGGATGAAGGATCTGGAGCGCAGACGGACGCACGCCTTCCACCACGCTCAGGCGCTCGATCTGCGTCCACGCCGCTGTCGCCCGTCCGATCCTGGGCTCGTACTCCGCCCTTGCCGCAGCGCTCGCCCAGATGACCCGCGTCCACTCCGGCAGCTCGAAATCCAGCCGCTCCATCGCCTTCACGCTCATCCCCGATCCCCGTGTGGACTGTCCCCGTGATCCGTGTGGTCGCCATGCCAATCGCCATGTGCGCCCCTCGTCGTGGTCCCCCGACATGGAGCCGCGGCGGCAGATTGGATCTCCCGCAGGGCTTGAGCGATCGTGATGTTCTCGCCCCGCGCCCACGCTTCCACCATGCGCCGCTCCACCGCCGGCCGGTCCGGGTCGAGCGAGATGGGGACGAGGCCCCGATCCAACAGCTCGCGCTCTGCGTGCTCGAACAGGGCGTAGTAGACCGCGCAGTTCTCCGACCGGTTGCGCCAGTCGCCGCCCATGCCTTCCCCCGGGCACTGACCCTTGCACGCGACAAAGAAGCGGCAGCCCTGACACCCGCCATACGACTGCGGCGTGTGATAGAGAGCCAGGTAGCGCTCGAAGCCGGCCCGGTCGGCCTTGATCCAGCCCACGCCCTCCTTGTTCGTCCGGCCGCAGTTGTGCTTGTTGCCCTCCCCGTCGATCCCCTGTACGGCGCTCGTCGTGTAAGGATCGCACGCCCGCCACGTGCAGGTGGCACGGCCATCCTCACCCCGCAGCAGGTTTTCGATGTCGCGGAAGATGTCGAAGCGCAGCCGCGGCAGCTCGCTCTCGAGTGCCGCCAGCTCGAGGAACGCCTGCGTCGTCTCCTCCTGCGAGAGCTGCAAGTGCTCACGCACGCCCTCGTGATCCACCTCCAGGATGTGGATACGCGCGCTCGTCACGCCGAGGCCATCCAGCTCACGGAGCCATGCCTTGAAGCGAGGCAGCCGGTCCGGGGCCGCATTGATTCGCGTCAGCGTCGCAATGATGCTGGGCGGATGCCCGGCCGCGCACAGCCTTCGGATCGCGTCGTGCGTGCGTTCCGTGCTCTCCCGCGTCTTCTCCACCGAGCCGGCCCAGCGCGTGTCGTTCAGCTCGCCCGGCCCATCGACGCTGATCCCCACGTGCACGCGGTAGCGCAGGAACAGCGCGATGTGGCGATCGGTGATCAGCGCGCCGTTCGTCTGCACGCCGTTGCGGCCGTACCGCTCGTATCCCCAGCGCCAGATCCGCTCCAGGTCCTCGATCGGGGTCAGCAGAGGCTCGCCCCCAAACACCGTGAACTCGCTCCCCTCCGCGTCCAGTGCCTTGAGCATCGCATCGACGTCGTAGCCGGGCGCCGCGAAGTTGCCCGCGTCCCGCATGGGCGACTGGTAGCAGTACGGGCAGCTCAGCTGGCACCGCACCCCCATCGGCGTAAGCTCTACGGTCATGCTCCCTCCTCACAGCACCCGCACCGGCTGATCTCCGTGCGCCGCGTCCGCGTGCGGCGTGACATCGCCGTGGTCCAGATGCGCGATCTGATCGGTGTGGTCCACGTGCTCGCCGGGCAGATCCCCGTGGGAATCGCTATGCGCGCCCGGAACGTCGGAGTGCGAATCCACGTGGTTATCGAAGTCCGCGTGCGGCACGTCGTCATGATCCTGGTGGTCGGTATGGGAGTCGGAGTGGTCCTGATGGTCCGAGTGCTCGCCCGGAACGTCGGCGTGCGCGTCCGAGTGGGTGCCCGGAACGTCGGAGTGCGAGTCCACGTGGTTGTCGGCGTCCGAGTGCGGCACGTCGTCATGATCCTGGTGGTCGGTATGGGAGTCGGAGTGGTCCTGATGGTCCGAGTGCTCGCCCGGAACGTCGGCGTGCGCGTCCGAGTGGGTGCCCGGAACGTCGGAGTGCGAGTCCACGTGGTTGTCGGCGTCCGAGTGCGGCACGTCGTCATGATCCTGGTGGTCGGTGTGGGAGTCGGAGTGCGTCGGTTGATCCGTGTGCTCATCAACGTGCGGCAGAGTCGAGTCACTGTGAGCGAAGTCACTGTGATCGGCGTGCGTATCCCGGTGCAGATCACCATGATCCGACCCGCTATCGGCATGGGAATCCGAGTGGCCACCATCGCTGTGATCGCTGTGATCTTGGTGGTCGCCGTGGCTGTCAAAGTGATCCGAGTGATCCGCGTGGGGCACGTCGTCGTGGTCTTGATGATCGACGTGCGGCGAGTCGTCGTGCTCCGTGGCCGGCGTGTCGGCGTGCGAGTCGGCGTGCCCGTCGAGGTGGTCCTGATGCGGGGAGTCCAGGTGCGCATCCGCGTCTACGTGATCCGAGTGGTCCGAATGGGGCACATCGCCGTGGTCCTGATGATCGACGTGCGGCGAGTCGTCGTGCTCCGTGGCCGGCGTGTCGGCGTGCGAGTCGGCGTGCCCGTCGAGGTGGTCCTGATGCGGGGAGTCCAGGTGCGCATCCGCGTCTACGTGATCCGAGTGGTCCGAATGGGGCACATCGCCGTGGTCCTGATGATCGACGTGCGGCGAGTCGTCGTGCTCCGTAGTCGGCTGATCCCCATGGCTGTCCGCGTGTCCATCGACGTGATCGTGGTGCGAATCCATGTGGGTGTCCGCGTCCGCGTGCGGCGCGTCCGAGTGAGGGATGTCGTCGTGATCGTCGCTGAACGGCACGTCGACGTGCGGCATGAGCACCTGACCGATGTTCAGCCGCTTCTCATCGTCCAACCACGCGGGGAACGCATCCACGTCCTGATGCAGCCCGCTATCCGCGTGATCTCCGTGCGTCGTGTCGATCCACACGCTCCCGGGCTGCCCTGGTGACGGCCCGGCCGCACGCACGCTGGGGATGCAGCGCTCGTCCCCAAACTCGTCGATGTAGTGCCAGAGGTGTGTGGTGGGATCGATCCAGATGCTGCCGGGCACGGCCCCCGACGGCGTGGACACGTAATCGCCGGTGAACCGCCATTCCACACCCGACAGATCGAAATAGCGGAGGTCCGTGCCCTCGATGCGGCAGCCGCCCGGGATCGCAGCCATCGCCTACTCCGGCAACCACTTGCCCGGGCCGATAGGCAGCACGAATCCATCCGGGAACACCCGGCGACTCCGCGGCGACTCCAACGTCACCTGCCGGGATTCGCCCGGTGCGCCGACGACCGTGTTGGCCACCGGGTCCCACCCCGGATACGGCGTCACGATCACCGTGTAATCGTTGGGATCGTTCGGCTCGAACAGGATCACCTTCGCCACGGGCTGGCTGCCGTCTTCCGGCAGGATCGTCATGCGGTTGGTTTGGGCGAACGTGGGCCAGTCGCTCACCGCACCCCCGACCGCGTTCGGTGGCACCGGCGTGATCTCCACGCGGATTCCCCGCGTGCCGGGCCCGTAGCCCACGTCCACAATGAGCCACCGGTTCGACTGCGAGAACCGCGCGTTCAAGCTCGTGATCATGTTCCGCGCGTTCGGCGTCAGGACCGCAGTCGGTGCTGTGGTCTCATCCGCCAATCGGCCCAGGGCCGAGCGCGATCGAGCGCGGAACTCCTGGTGCACCCCGCCGGGGATGACCGCGATGAACTCATTCGTCTGCGCGGACGCGATCGACCTCCACTCCGTCTCGCCTTCCGCCCTCACCTCGACCACCCAGCCATCCAGGTGCGGCCAGTCCGGGAACGAGCAACGGAACAGCGCCCGCGGCATGTCCAGCTCGTGGGCGCGGCCCAGATCCACCGCCACGAAATCGGTCACATGCGGAGGCAAGTCCAACGCGCCGCGAACCGCCCCCTGCGACTGCTCGATCGCCACGATGTTCTGCGGATCGCGCACCCACAGCGTCCACCGCGTGCCTCGCTCGTTCTTGCCGATCACAATGGCGGGCACCGCCACACGGCCCCGGAGCGGCCTGCCGATGTCGCGGCCCAAGCCGTCGAGCTGTGGCAAGCGATCCGTCCAGCGGTCCGTGACCACGACCACCTGTGCGCCCCGCCTGATCCACGGCCGCGGCCTCGGCGTCTCGACCACCATGCGGCGGAATCCCGCACCGAACGCCCGCACCATGCGGTAACCGACCGCCGCGGCCAGCCGCTGGTCGTCCCCGTTCCCGCCGCTGCACCACCTCGATACCGACTCCGGCGCCTCGTGCCGCTCCTCCGCGTGGACCTTGCCCAGCAGCTCCAGAGCATCGGCGTTCACGCTGCGGACCTGTGCGCGGAACTTCGTCCCGCCCACCACATCCGGCCCGAACCACGTGTAATACTCGGGCAGCCGATGCTCGAGGCCCGGGTCCACCTCCAGCATGTCGTAATCGTACTCGGTCCAGACCTCGACCGTCTCCTTCGCCGCGAAAGGCTCCCCGACATCGACCGCGCCAAATAGCTCGACGTACGTGAGCCGCCCCCCCTCCCAATCCAGCGACCCGCCGCAGAGGAACGCGACCTGATCGGCCAGCTCCTTCCCGTCCTCGGGGTCGGTGCCCTCGATACGCATGCGCGTGGTGAAGCCTGTCGCCGCGGGCAAGGCGCTCAGGTCCAGCAGCCGATCCGGGATGTTGAGGACGTTGGTGAGGAGGTCGCGCAGCACGTCGGCCAGATCCACGTCCAACCACTCCCGCGAGGGCCGCTCATAGATCGGGTTGCCGAACCCGTCCGTACCGATCTGCTGGAATGTCGGTACGGACACCTGGAGCCGTTCGAGGAGCGACGCACCGACCAGTTCCTCGCCCAGCGCCGTGGGCCGACGCCGCACGACCTGATAGCGGTTCAGGTGCAATCGCTCCTGACCGTGCGGCGGGTTCGGGTCGTAGGGGCCGACCTGGGGACCGCGCACCACTTGTGCGCGACGGACCCAGATGGTCGCCAGCGGGCCTAATGGCGCCGCGCCTGAAGTACCGATGCGCGCCATGAGCCGCAGGTTGCCGTCGCGCACGGGGAAGTCAATTGTGCGATTCTCCCGGACCAATCGTACCCATCCGCCGGTGCCTGGATAGAACACCGGGCCAGACTGCACCAGAGCGCCCGTCAGATCGTTTACGTACTCCCAAAAGAAGCGCGCATCCGTGAGCACCGAATCCGGGTCAACCCGGATCTCAATCGCGGCGGAGATCACGTCCCCCTGCATGATTCCGGGAACATCGATCCGAATACCGCCACCCCAGCCGCCTGTCTCCGCCACGCGCGTAACGCTGAACTTCTGCGCGTCATCCTCGATCCCGAGATACGTGACCACGAAGTCAGCATGTGCGCTCGTTGTCACACCATCGGCGCGACCATCCCCATCGCTGTCCCGATTGAGGTCGGAATTACGCACCAGGTTGCGGCTCCGCTGCTTCGGCTTCCCGGCCCCGAGCCACAGGTCCAACGACAGCCCCGTCGGGTAGTTCTCCGAGACCAGCCGCGTCGCCGGGTCCTTCCCGTCGCGACGAATCGGAGCGCCCGCCCGTCCGATCGTCACCGGCAGCTCCGCCACGCTCGGCTTGCACTCCATCGGGTCGATTGTGCTCTCGGCATCGGGCACGTCGAAAGCCAGCTCCCCGAACGACTCAGCCGCGAAGAACTCCACGCCCAGCTCGTGCAACTCCGGTGTGCTGTAGCCGTCGGCCGAGGGCGTGCCCGTCACGCGGAGCTGGTACGTCTGTGCGCGACCAGCGAACACCTTGCCGTCCTGCACGTCCGGCTCGATCGGCACCCCCGCTGCGGAACCCGTGATCTTGATGCGAGTGCCGTCCGGCTCGGTGTACTCCGCGCGCCACTCGCCCACGCCTTCCGTCGGCGTGGACCCGAGGTCGATGTTCACCACGACCTGGAACGGCGCCGTGTACTTCTCGATCTTCCAGCGCACGTAGGGCAGCCGCCAGTTCGACTCCCGGCTGAACACCCGCCCGTCCGTGTAGCCGCCCAGCCTGCGCGTCAGCCGTTGCGACAAGCCGAACCAGCCGTAGGTCTTGCCATCCCCATGCACGTCGGGAACCGCGCCGAACCCGGGGATCGCGCCCCACAGCGTCCGCGCGTCGAACTCCCCGGAGAGCTGACCGCCTCCATCACCCGCCCCCGGCGGAGCCGGGCCGGTGTAGAGGATGCCGCCTTGATACGCCCCCCAGTTCAGGAAGCTGGACAGGTTCAATGGCACGCCACCGCCCAGGAACGCGTCGCCGGTGTTCCGCTCGTTGTCGCCCAGCGGCATCAGCTCGAGCGAGATCGGCCGGTAGCTCACGACCTGGCGTACCCCCGAGCCCGGCAGCGAAATAAGCGGCCCCGGCGGCTGGAACGCCCACGAGCGGGTCATGACCCGCTCCGGCCGGAACCGCAGCAGCACGTCCGAGAAGTCGAGCGAGAGCACCCCACCGTTCAGCGCGATCTCGCCCGGCGTGATGAAGCGGTCGCTGAGCAGCGGCACCAGATCCCACTCGTCGCTCGCCGTCAGCACCCGGACCCGCATCGCGGCCTTCGGGTCGCCTGCGCCCCAATACTCGCCGTCGTCGTCGAACTCCCGCCCGAGATACACATCGACGCCGAGCAACCGGATCTCGCCCGTCCCCAGCACGTCCGGGTTGGGGAAGTAGTCCAGGCCGAACGCGATGCGCTGCGGCCACGTGTCCCCGTCGGTGTTCGTGACGTTCCCGCTCGGCTCATCGCGAAACAGGAGCTGCGAGGCCGCCGACAGCGACTCGCCCATCGTGGCCGCCATTCCTTGGCAGCGCACCACGCCACGGCTCGTCACCTCGGCGTTCGTCAGCGTCACCCGGCTCGGGTCTAACCAGTCCGCCGCGAGGTGCAGCGTTTCACCCGCCACACGCCGGCGTACCTCCACGTCCCAGCGCGGCTGGGCGTTGATCCGCTCCAGCCGCTTCCGTAGCTCCGGCGGCAGCCGCTTCACGTACGGATTGCCCATGCCCCACCCATCACGGGTACATCAGCGTCCGCAGCGGGATGTTCTCGATCGCCACGATCCGCCCCGTCCGCCCCTTCGCCGTCTCGAACGCCCACGCGATCTGCGTCGCGTTGTTCAGGAACTGCCACATCTCCTCGGGCGCGTTCGCCGTGTCCAGGCACCACCAGAACGGCACGTTGCCGCGCGTGGTCTGGATCACCCACTTCCGCACCCCTTCCGTGTACTCCGCCTCGTTGTAGAGCGTGAGCCGGTCGTCCAACTCCCGCAGGGCCCGAAACTGACTCCGCACCCGCACACCGCCCTGCGTCACCCGCTCCTCGTACTCGAGCAGGGTGCGGTCCGGGTCGACCGGCCGGTGCAGGTAGTTCTTGAAGCGGAGCGACTTCCCCAGCCAGAGCCCCGTGACCAGAAGCGAGGCCGCGCTGGCCCCGGCCGGCACCCGCACCCGCCACCACGCCGCCGACTGCACCGCGAACGACGCCCACCACGCCCCCTCGGCCGTCGTCGTCCCGGCCTGCCCCACGACGCCCGAGAACGCCACGTTCCACGCCACCCCGTCCGATCCGTACTCCACGACGATCGTCCGGCCCTCCAGCGTATGGCCTCGGTCCAGCACCACCATGTCCGCCGGCCGGTCCACGTGGCACTGCACCTGAACCCATTCGTCGGCCACCCGCTCCGGCGTCGCCCACCATGTCAGGTCACGCAGCCCATCGAAGGCCCGGTAGCCCTCGTGCCCACCCTGCTCCCCGCTCACGCTCACCGAATGGCCCGGGTAGAGCGCCACGTCGTCGAACAGGTTGTCGGCCAGCGTGAGAGGTGTCGCGTTGATCGGCATCGCTCACCCCCCGATCGGTACGCGCAGACTCACGTCGCGCCGCTGGTTCTGCGACAGCTTCTTCTGGAGCCGCTGGACTCGCCGCTCGCCGAGTTCGTCGACCACGTAGACGTTCACGATCGTATCCGGCTCTCGCTCCCGGTCCGGCAGGTTCACCCGGAACGCACCGCTCGACGACGGCGCCCCGCCGCCCGCCGCACGCTGCACGCTCGACATAAGCGCCGCCGAAGCACCCTTTAGCAGCGCCCCGAGCGCGATCGCCGCGGCCCCGACCGCCAACCCCGCCGCCGGGTTCATGCTCGCGATCGCCGCCAAGAGCCCCGTGATCACCTGGCTCGTCATGATCGCCGTCGTCCCCAACGCGATCAGCATGTTGCCGAGGATGTCGAGCACCGCCGCGAGGAAGCGCTTGAGCGGCGCTTCCGCGCCGTCCGCCGCACCGAACATCGAGGCGAAGAACTCGGCCAGCGTGTCCCCCGCCTCCCGGAGCGTCGCAGTCAGGCCCTCAGCCACCGCGCCCTGAACCGCCTTGCCGAAGTCCTCGGCCGACTTCCCGGCCCTGTCCAGCGCGCCATTCACCCGATCCAGCGCGTCCGCAAGCGCGATCGTCTGCTCGACCGTCAGGTCCTCCCGCTGCGCCAGCTCGAGGATCTTCGCCTTCACGGACTCCAGCCCGATCGTCACCTCCTCGGACGAGAGCTGGCCCAGCCGGCCCATCGCCTCCAGCAAGTCAATCGTCGCGACCAGCGGCTCCGCGATCGCCATCGACGCCTGCCGCGCCCGCTCTTCCGCCTCGCGGAACCGCTCCAGCTCATCCGTCGCCCGGCCCCACACCTGGAGCGCCGCCAGCATCGTCTCCGTGTCCGACCGGTGCTCGTCGGCCAGCGCCCGCGCCTCCCGCTGGATCTCGACCAGCTTCTGCCGGTACGACTCGCCCGACTCCTCCCCCATCCGGAAGTGCACCTGCAACAGCTCGAGACGCTGGCTGAGCTGGTCGATCGGGCCGATCTCGTCCTGGAGCCCTCCGATCAGCTTCTCCAGGTCCGAGAAGTCGTAACCCGAGGTCTGGATGTCCTCCAGACCCCGGCGCAATTGCCGGAGCCGCTCCTCGTCCGCCTCCCGCTCCGCGACCGTCGCCTCGGCCAGCGCCGCTGCCCGATCGCGCAGGATGTTCAGCCACCGGGCCTTCTCCTCCAGGTCCCGCGTCGCTTCCGCCCGGCCGATGATCTCCTCCAACAGCGAACGGCTGCGCTGCGGCAGCATCATCATGAGCGCCCGCGCCCGGGCGATGATCTCGTTGCCCCCCTCCAGCACACGTTCGAAGATGACGGCGTCAGTCCCGGCCACCGTCTGGCGCGTCGTCACTCGCGCCTCCAGCCCCCGAAGCCGCGTCGCGCTTTGCGCCAGGTCGAAGCCCTCCATCGCGATCTTCGCCTGTCGGAACGCATCCGCGACCCGCGTCCCCGCCAAGGCGATCGCGGCCAGCCCGGCGACGACCGCGCCGATCGCACCCGCCCCCAACGTCGTCGCGAAAAGCGCCCCGACCGCCTTGAGCGCCATCGCGAGCTGCGCCAGGGCCAACGTCAACCGCCCCACGAAGCCGATCAGCGCGAGGATCGCCGCCACGGCCGCGAGCTGCAGCAACAGCTCGCGGTGCGCGATCACCCACCGCACCGTCGCCTGCGCGACCTGCACCGCCACGAACACCAACCCGAGCGCCGCGCCGATCCACCGCTCGATCGCCGCGCGGTTCGCCTCGATCCACGCCGCCCCTTCCGCGAGTGAGGCCCGCACCTGATCGATCGCCGCCCGCACGGCCGGCGACGTCGCGATGATCTGCGCCAGCCGGTCGCGCAGATTCCCGATCGTCGTCTGGACCTGCTCGATGCCGTCGCGCGCATCACCCGTCGTGAGCCGCAGCGTGCGCAGCTCCGCCTCCATCATCCGGAACGCGACCTGCAGCGTGACCGCCTTCCGTTGCGCCTCCGACAGCCCCTGCACCCCCAGCCGCTCCAGCTCGCGCGTCAGGTTCGGCAATGCGTCGTCGAGCAGCATGACCGACCCCCGCAGCAAGCCGGTCACCACCTTGCTCGTCAGCGCGTCCACGTCCTCGCCGGTGGCCTTCGCCTTGAGCCCCACGAACTCGAGCGCCGTCGAGAAGTCCCGCAGCGATAGCGCGCCCGTCCCGATCGCGGCGTTCGCTTGAGCCATCAGCTGGAAGTTGCTGACCGTCCCGCGGGTCACCGCTTGCAGATGACTCAGCAGCTCCCGGGAACTCATCCCCACCCGATCGGCGGTCGTCTCGAAGACCTCCGCCACGCTCTCGACCTTGGCCCCCCGGTCGGCCAGCAGCAGGAACGCGCCGCCGAGAATGCCGGCGACAAACGCAACACGGCGCCCGACGCGGAGCGCGGTTTCGCCCAGCTCGTGCAGATCCGCTCGCACGTTCCGGAGCGCATCGCGCGCCCGCTCTCGGGCGCTGATGATCAGCTCGATCTCGTGGGTGTTGTCGGCCATGGACCCCGCCCTACCCCCCTGCCGCCCACTGGTCCCAGCGGCGTGACCGCCCATGCGAGGCGCCGCCCGCTTGGGCCTCTGCCTCCATCTCCTCCAGCCGCTCGCGCTCGCATTGCGCCACGGCACCCGCGATCACCTGCATCGCATGGTACCATCGCGTCGGCTGGTCCATCAGCGCTCCGGGCCACGGCAGAATGCCCCGCTCGTAATCGCCGTAGATCCGGAGCCAACCCGTCGTCTCAGCCGTAATGGCAAGGAGGGGGCACCGGTCGAACCGCTCCGGCGGGCGTCCCGGGACTAGATCGATCAGGTAGTCCCCCTGCGCCGGCGGCCCGCTGTGCCCCCTCCACGCCCGCAGCTCTTCGGTACAGGTCGCGCACGACCAATCGCGGTACAGCTCATCGTAGTGGAGCCGTACCGCGAGGATCAGTTTTTTTCCTCCTCCTCCGTGAGCCAGGTGTCGTCCATGATCGCCTTCGCCAACTCGCGCCGCCACGCCGGCTTGAGCCGCCGCAGCACCAGCTCGCGATTGCGGGCGTGCACCCCGCCCAAGCCGGGAGCCGGCAGCTCGAGGTCGACCACTTCGCCGTGCTCGTTGTACCCGCGCAGCCCCTCCACCCGCACGAGGTTCGTCATGAGCACGTGGTACTCCTGCTGCGCCGCCAGGATGTCGAGCGACGAATCCGCCTCATCATCCCCATCGCCGGCCCGGCGCGATACCCGCGCCCGGACCGCCCCGTCCTGCACCTTCGCCTGCTCCTTGAGCGTCAGCGGCCGGAAGTACCAGATCGGCACCGGCTCGCCCTCGCGCTCCGCGTCCCGATGCTCCTTCAACACGTACCGGACCTCATCCGGGATGTACGGCAGGATCACGCCCCGCATTGCCTTCCCCTCCTCCCTCACGTGAACTCGATCGTCAGCCAGTCGTCGCCCTGGTCCACCTTGAGCCCACACGTCAGATCGAACGTGCGGTACAGGTTCCGCTCCCCGCTCCCCGGCGCCCTAAGCTGCGTGCGCGGCGCCGAGATCTTGATGCGGTTGCCCGCCGCCGTCCCGATCGGGCCCATGCTCATGGCGAGCCCAGCCTTCGACCTCCACTGGCCGCGCACGTCGAACGTGCTGACGGCCACGAGCTCCGGGTCCAGCCCCATCGTCGGGTTGTAGTCCCCGATGATGTACGGCAGCAGCGCGTCGGCCGCGCTCGGCCCCGGCCGCATCGACAGCTCGGTGTTGAAGTCGATCTGGCAGCGCGACCACACCGCCGCCCAACCCCCGAGCGCGAACGCGCTGTTCCGCACCAGCGGCGGCTTCGGATCGGCCGAGAAGGCCAGCGCCGGGAACGACACCGCATCCTCCGCCGAATGCAGCCCGCGAATCGTGAACGTCCCCTTCACCGGCCGACCGGCTTCCATGAGGATCGACGCCCGGCCCCGCGCGCCCAGGAGCTTGTGCAGGTACAGATCCTCGTACCAGTAGATCGAGGCCGACTTCTCGCCCGAACTCAACCCGAACGTGTACCGCACCGCCTCCGAGCCCGGCGTCGATTCGACCTCCACCGCCCCGCCGCAGATCTGCCAGAGCGCATCGGTCTCCGGCTTCGACGAGGCCAGCAGCGCGCCGCTTGCCCGCCCTCGTAGCCAGACCTCGAAGGTCAGCTCCCCGTACTCGCCCGCCGGCTCCAGCTCGTCGAACTGCCCGAGCCCGCCGTGATGGGCGTCCTCGTTCAGATTGTCGAACTCCGCCCCCAACGTGAACCGCGGCGCAGACGCCAGAGGCACCGCATCCACTTCCGTCGGGGCCGCGTCGACCCCCTCCGCCGCCTCGATCTTGACCAGAATCGCCTGACGCTTGCTCTTGAACGACATCCGCCACCTCCCCCCTTGCGCCGTCCCCGTTCAACGGTCCGGGTGGTAGTCGACCAGCACCGGCTCCGCACCCTTCTTCGGTCGCCGGAACACGAGCGTTCCAGGCAAGCGCAGCCGCGCCAGTTCCCCGCGCGTCTTGCCCTTGTGCGAGGCCAGCACCTCACGCCGCCTCGCGGCCATGGCGCGCTGCGCCTCACGCAACCGCCGCTGCGCCTCCTGTGCCCTTGCCTCGTCCACGTCCACCCCCTCCGCGACTACAGCGCGTTCGTGTAGATCCGGAAATCCGCCGTCAGCGCCGCCCACGCCACCAACAGCTTCGGCTCCGCCCCCGGCCACGGCCGCGTGTCCCACCGCAGCTGGAGGTTGCCTTCGACGCCGAGCACCGGCGCCGCCAGCTCGTCCATCCTCTCGGCCAACATCACCAGCGCCTCGGGTACATGCTCCATGTGGAGCTGCAGCCGCGCCTCATCATGCGACTGGTAGCCGTAGACGAGCGTGAGCGGCAGCACCGCCTCCCGAAGACCCGGCTGCACACTCGGCGCGATCTGCGCGACCCCCGCGGGCCGCACCAAAACGGCCGGGTAGCTTCGGATCTTGAGTTCGGCGTCCCGCCACTCGTACCGCGTGAAGTCGGTGTCGAGCGTCACGCCGCGCGCCGACGCGACCGCCGCAATCAGATCGCTCAGGTGCGCGTCGCACGCCGCCTCCACCGCCGCCACCGTCTGCCCCAACACCCCTCACCTCACACGTTCAGCCCCAGCTGCTCCGCCAGCGGAACCTCGGCCCACGGATCGTGCCCCGTCACCCAGTTGCGGACCGGTCGCATCAGCCGATGCCGATCGCGTTCGTTGAGGAAGATGATCGGACGCTGCGGCAGTCTCCCGTCCTTCGAGCCGGTCTGATGCGCCGCCGCACCCGGATGCTGGCTGCCCCGGACGTAGCGCAACCGGCTGTGCTCGCTGATCGCCAGAGCGTGATCCCGGTTGATCAGGCTCTCCATCAAGCTCCCCGTCCATCGCAGGATCGGGTGGGCTGGCCCCACACCGCCCGCCGGTTCCGCCTCGTAGTAGCCGTACCGATGCTGCCGCATGGCGACGGTGACGTCCTTCAGCGCACGCCACGGCCGGCCGCCGTGCCCGCCTTCGCTCTCGAATTGCTGGCGCAGGATGTCGTGGAACACCGCATCGGTCGCCGGCCATGCCCCGCGCAGGTCCTCGACACGTCCCTCGAGCACGTCGAAGAATCGGTCGACCTCGGCCACACCGCCCGCGGAGATCGAGAACGAGATCCTGGCCATCGCTCACCAGATCGGCTCGGTACCCGCCAGTTGCCCATCCGTGAATCGCGCCGGCCGACGCGCCGCCGGGTCGTCGTACCGCACCCGCACCTGCTCCGTGGCCGGATCGGTGACCTCCTCGGGCAGCTCGCGCAGCTGGCGAATCGCATCCTGGTACTGAAGCTCCCAGCGCTTTACCAGCGACGCCCCCTCCGGATGCGATGCCAGCGCCACGGACAGCACCCACCACGTCGTGCCGACCACCACTGCATCGACCGCCACGCGGCCGGCGTCCGTGTCCGCCGCCGGTAGCGTCCCGCCGAGCTTCACGTGCAGGATCTGCCGGACCCGCGCCTGGAACGCGAGTAGCTTCTCCTCCACGTCTTCGTCCGTGGGAACGGACGTGGCGCTGAACCCGTTCGGGAACAGCGCCTTGACGTTCCGCTCAACGTCCTGCCGCGTGCCGTACGTGGGGTCGGCCATGGCCTACTTCGACTCCTCTCCGCCGTTGCCACCGTCGCCCGGGTTCTTGTCGTCGTCGCTCGAGCCGGTGTTGCCCGCCGGCTTCTTCGACTCGGCCACGTCGACGATGACCTCCTCGACGCGCGCCGCGCCGCGGGCCAGGTATTCCTGGATCTCCTTCTCGGGGATCCCCTTGAGGATCGTGCCCGGCCGGATCTTCTCCAGCTCGCCCTTCTTCGGCGCCCGATGGATCACGTCCACCGCGACGATCCGCTTCACCCGCTTCTCCGCCACGCTCACCTCCTGGACAGGCTCACGGGGCGGCCCATGCGTCGGGCCGCCCCCGTCTCACCGAATCCTCCGGCCGCCGGGCCTCAGATCGCCGACAGCGTGTTCTTGATCAGGTAGCCGGCCCGCTTGTCGGCGATGACGACCTTGCGCTCCTCCTTCACCTCGTACCACGTCGTCTCGGTCCCCGGGTCCGGGTCCTCGTACTCGCGCACGAGGCGCCGCTGGCCTTGCGTGTCGCCCGTCCAGTAGGCCGTCGCCGCGAAGCCCAGGATCTGCTCCTCGAAGAGCCCGGCATCGTCGGCCTGGACCCCCTCGGCCTCCGGGTCCCCGACCAGACCGATCCACACGTTGTCGCCCCAGTGGGTGACGAGCTGGTAGTCCTCGTGCCGGTCATCGACGTTCAGGGCCCCGGAGAGCTTCGCGGCCGTCGGGCGCAGGAGCTGCCGCACGCCGAAGTAGGTCGTGAACCGCTCGTTGGTCACCTGGTCCGCGATCCCGCTCTTGACCGCCCCGAGGATCACTTCGTTGTACTGGAGCGCCGTGCGGAACACCCGGTCCGGCACGACCACCGTGAGATCCGACGGGGCCACGCCGACGATCGTGTCGCAGATCGTGTTGATCCCCGTCTTGATGTCGTCGATGATCGCCTGATCGTCCGCACCGTTGTCCCACTCGGTGCCGGGGCCCTTCGTGACGACGTGCCCGGCCGGGTAGTTGTTCGAGTCCGTGAACGCGCTCACCACCTCGGCCTCGTAGCCGGTAATGATCACGCCCGTCGCCACCGCGACCCGCCGACGACGCAGCGCCATCTCCCCGATCCCGCCCGGCGCCTGCGCCTTGGCGAGATCGCGGTTGGTGAGCGGCACGCGGTGCTTGTGCGGCACCGTGCGGGCCGAACGGGTCGCCCATCCGAACTGGCTCTCGGACGGCTTCGCGCCCGCCTGCCACACGGTGTCGACCTCGCGCAGATGCTCGGCCCCCCACTCCTTGTACTCGAACTCCTCGGCCGGCACCCTCCACGGCGGCGCCACCCGGTCCCCGATCGTGCGTCCCAGCAGATGGAACAGCGCGATCCGCTGGAGCCACGCCTTCGAAATCTGTGCGTTCGGCATCCCTCGCCTCCTCGTCCCCTCAGTCCCTGCGCCTCACGCCGCCGTCCAGTCGGCCAGCACGCGCGCGGTCACTACGTCCCCCGCGCCCGTCGCCGCCTCCAGCGCCTCGAGCTGCTGCAGCTCGCCCGAGCTGGCGGCGGGCTTGTGCCACCGCCCGTTCGTCATCACCGACAGCTTGTCGCCGGCGGCGAACGCGGCCCCCGCGATGATCTCCACGTCCACGCCCGGCTGCAGCTGCTCGATCGTGACGTTCTCGCCCGCGTCCGCGCTCCGCAGCGTGACCCCGATCGTCTGCGCGCCGGCCGCCGCCGGGAGCTTCACCTGATCGACGGCCGTCCCCTTCACGACGCCGAGGCCGTACGTGGCCAACGCCACCTCCGCCCGGTACGCCCGCGGGTAATGCCGGGCCGGTCCCCTCTTCGGCATGATCCACCCCTCCTCGTCCGCTCACCCCGTCACACGCCGGCCTTCTGCCGACGCTTCGCCTCCACCTCCGCGATCGCCCGCTGGTCCGCGAGCAGGCGCGCCCGGGCCCGGTCCGTCCGGGCCAGCTCGAGCAGGTCCGAGTCTTCGCGCAGGTGCTTCGCCGCCAGCGTCTCGATCTCCCGGTCCTCGTCGTCCCCGGCAACGCCCGCGTTCGCGTCCTCCGCCCCGTGGGCGTGCTGGACCGCGTACGGACTCGCGGATAGGGACGCGAGCAGCTTCGCCGTCGGCGTGTCCTCCACCTTCGCCACCTCCTTCGCCTCGCGCCGGAGGTTGCTCAGGTAATACTCCTTCTGCGCCGGGGCGATGCGGTGCTCAGCCAGCGCCTTCTCGACGATCGCCGTGATCGCCTGCTCGGTCGCCTTCGTCTCGGCCTCGGCCAGCCGCTGCGACAGCAGCTTGCACTTCGCGAGCAGGTCGTCCTGCGCGCCGAACCCGAACACCTCGCGCACCTGCGACAGCAGCTGCTCGGCGGCCTCCCGCGCCACCTTGTGCTGGTCGCGCTCCGCCGACAACGTGCGCACCTGGCCCTGGAGTTCGTCGACCTTCATCCCCAGGTCCGTCTCCGAGGCGTTTGGCCCCAGCCCGACCTTCCCGAGCAGCCAGGCCCACGCCCCCCGATCCTGCGGCTTCGTGTTGTCCGCCATCTCCACCTCTTCGTCCTGGCCCTTCGGGCCGTTCCCCTCACCCACGCGCTCCGCGAACGCGATGAAGGTCGCGCTGAGCGCCATGGCCGCCCCACGCTCGTTAAGCGCAAGCGGCGCCATCGAGTCGATCACCGGGCGGTTGGTGATCGCGAAGCCGAGCAGTGTCGGGCCGATCTCTTCGCCCTGGTTCGTCTTGTAGTTCGGATGGTACCACGCGGACGTGTAACGGTACTCCTGACGCCGGATCGCCTCCGCGGCCCGCTCCGTCCACTCCACCAGGGCCCACAGCTCGACGAGCGGTTCACCACGCTCGTCCTGGCCCTCGCCCGGCCTGATTTCCAGCTCGAGAATTTCACCCGCTGCAATTGCGTTGCCACTGCCGTCAGCGTACGCAATGCCGTGGTCGTAGTCCGCAAACGTCACCCCCGCCCGGCCGTGGTTGCGGACCAGGGCCGAGAGCGTCGCCGGGGTCACCTCGAACCAGCCGTACCGCTCGTCCCACCACCGCCCCGTCCGCAGCACCTGCACCCAGCTCCGCCGGTCGGCCCCGACGTCCCCCGAGAGCCGGAACGCCTGTCCATGCTTCCTCGCCATCCTCACCTCCCCGCCTCATGCCGATGCCGGCCGTTCCGTCCGCCGCACGTAGATGATCAGCCCCCGGCACAACTCGCGGCCCTCGCAATCCGGGAACGGCGGCGCCACGATCCCTGCCCGAAGCGTGTTCAGGTCGAGCGTCGTGCCGTCGCCCGCTCGGCACGGACCGCAGGTGTTCGCGTCCATGACCTCGCTCCGCACACCGAACGCGATTTCGCCCCGGGCGATCAGCTCCTCGGCGCTCGCCTGACGGCCGACGCCGAAAGCCACGTTCACGACGGCCTCCAGGTTGCGCCTCGTCACAGCCGGCGACAGCGCATCCAGCTCGGCCATCACGCGCCGCCGTACCGCCAGCACCAGCGCCGCCTCGGCGCCCACGGCCTCCTGGATCGCTCGGAGCAGCGCGGCCCGAGCCGTGTTCTCCCGCCGATCCAGCTCCATGAGCACCGCGCGCCCCACCTGCCCCTCGATGATCGAGGCGACCCCCTCGTCGTCCACCGCCAGGAGGAGGGCCGGGACCGGTCCACTCCGCTGCCACCCCACCGCACCGAACGCCGAAGCGTCCGCCGGCCCGGCCGGCCCGGCCACAAACTCCTCCCGGCTGAACGCCAGACCTCGCTCCTCCTGCCGCCGCACCTCGTCCCGCACGGACTCCGCTCCCAACGACCTGGCCCGGTCCGCGACCGCCCGCAGCACCGCCTCCAACCGACGCCGCAGCGCGAGCGGCGTTTCGATCGACGCCACCTGCGCCCCCGCCCGCCGACCCAGCCGCTCCGCCAGACTGACCGCCTGCGCGGCCAGCGACGCGTTGACCTCCCGGAGCACGTCGTCGACCTCGGCACCCGCCCGGAACACGTGGCTATCGAGCCGGTCCGCGAGCAGCCGCGGCTGTACGGCCTCTCGCTCCAGGAGCGCGAGCGCCGGCGTGGGCCGCGTGTCCTCCGCCTGCACGTCGGGCGAGTGTGCGAGCGCACGCACCCGTTCGCTCCGCTCCTCCGGCTCCTCGCCCGTGCCGGACCGCACCCCCTCGATCTGAGCGCGCCGCAGCTCCTTCTCCTCGTCCATCTCCTGCTGGCGCGCCTCCACGTCGATCTCCGGCAGCTCCATCATGTCCCGCAACCGGGCCTCGTCCCGGGCCGTCCACCCAACCAGCCCCGCCGTCTTGGCCGACGTGATCGTCGTCACCAGCTCCTGCACGCTCCCCAGCGTCACCGCCGGCAGGAGCTGCGGGTAATCGTCGCGCGGCCCGAAGTTGAGATCGACCAACGGCACGATCAGCTTCGTCTGGATCAGCGCCGCCAGGTACTCCGCGAACGCCTGCAGCGACGACTCCAGCATGTCGAGGAAGCTGTCGCCCAACGCCCGGTGCCCCGTCGCCGTCGTGCCCAGCTCGAGGATCTGCGCAAGCGCCACCTTCGCGATCAGCCCGTCGAGGTACTGGATGACGGCGAGCGGGCCGGCCTTTGTGACCTCCTCGCCGGCGAAGATCGACAGCTGACCCCCGAACGGCGTGATGAGGAACGAGGACGTGCCCGCCCGGTAGTCCTTCAGGTACTTCTCCGCCCGCTCGTAGTCCCGGTCCTCCCACTCGGGGCCGGCCTGCATGTGCGGCGTGCCCACGCCGAAGCGGTCCCAATGCACCGCGAAGCTCCGCAGCAGCTGGAGCTTCACATCCCACGGCATGAACATCGCCCGGAGCATGGGCCGACCGCTCCAGTCGTCGCCCTCCCGCTCGTGGACCGCGTGCAACACCTTCCATCCGGGCGTGCGCCGCTTTTGGTAGCCGGCGCCCTCGACGTAGACGTTCTGGCGCACCTCCCCCAGCTCGCCCGTATCGGCATCGGGGGCAAACCCCTCGATCGACTCCGGTACCAGGTGGACCAGCCGGTGCAGGTAGATCTTGCCCGCCAGCCCCCGGCGTGCCCGCCGCGTCCGGCCCTGACTCACGAACACCAACGGCGCCTCGCTCCGGAAGCGCAGCACCGGCTCAACCGTCGCCCAACCGAACTGCCACGCCCCGAGCAGCCAGCGCAGCAGCTCGTCCAGCCGCGGGTACAGGTTGTCCTCTAGGAAGTCCACGACCTCCCGTTCCTCGCCCCCGTCGCCTTCCGTGACGATCGGCCAGTGGGCGCCGAGGATCAGCTTCTCGCCCGCCTTCAGCGCCATGTCCACGGCCGGCTCGCTCCGCATCTCGCGGCACACCTTCACGCGCTGCTCGAGGTCCGCGAACTTGCGGCTGTAGTCCCGCGAGATCGCGAGCCCCATGACGGTCTCGGTGCCCGTGTGCGCGTACTGCCGCGTCCACCGATCCGTGTCCCGACGCTGCTCCTTCCGATCCGTCGCCATCCTCCACCGCCTCACATCGCCGCCTGCCCGCCCGGCGCCGTCCGCGTGAACGCGCGGCGTCACTCCACCCTCAGCCGCCCGGCTCGGTTGTCATGGGGATCGAGAGGGGTCCCCGCCACCACCGCCGCACCACCCGATCAAGGTGGGATTACAGATCCGCCCGGTTCGTCCTCACCACCGTCCCCGGCCGCTCCAGCGCGGCCTGGAGCCATGCCCGGGCCTCGGCGTCGTGCAGTCGCCCTTCCACGTGGACCCGGCCCTCGGCGTCCGGCTCGACTTCCATGCCCAGCCAGCCCCAAGGGCCCGAAACCAGCACCATAATTCGTCCCGCAGCAAAGGAAGGGCCGCGCGGTTGCACCGGCGCGGGCGGCGGGCTCGCCGGCGCCGGCGCATGCGGCTCCCGCCGTCGCCTCGGCTTGCGCTCGAACGACGTCCCCCGCACCCACGACGGTTTCGACTGCTCCCGAATCGCCTCCCAGGCCCGGTACGCCCGTTCGCGCAACGCCCGCTGCTCGTCCGCCGTCAGCCCCGGGTACCGATGCCTCACCTTCGTCGCGATCGCCTTGCGCACCTGCCCCCCGCGCTCGTGGGCGTGCACCGCCGCCTCGATCAACCACTGCACCTGCTCCTCGACCCACTCCGGATCGTCGAGCAGCCTCGCCCTCCGCCGCACCGTGCCGCTCACCATTTCCGCCTCTGCATCGGGTGTTGCCGGGCGTCATCGCTCTCGGCGTCCGTCGTCCGCCACTCCCCGAGCTGGACCCGGTACTTCCGACCCTGGTACGCCAACCCCGCCGCGATCACGTGGTCGTCGTGTGCCCCTTCCGGCGCGCCGGGCTTGCCATCTTCCCCGAGCTGGTAGGCGATCAGCTCCATCACCGTCTCGCGGTCGTTGAAGTGAATCGCCCGCTCGACGATCGCCTGCCCGAGATCGTCCAGCAGTAGCCACTTCGTCGCGCTGTCCGTCGACCAGCCGACCCGCAGCTCCGTTTTCTTCCGCTCCGGATCGGCGTAGTGCGTCCGGTGGTAGATCCGCGCCCTCGGGTACTTCCGTTCGTTCAGCAGCACGCTCACCACCGCATGGCCCGTGTTGTTGATCTCGGGGACGACGAGCGGCGCGCCCCGCCGCGGGTTCGAGTAGCCCCGGATGCCCAGCCCCGTGTCGCCGCGGCCCAGGATGTCGACCATGACCGCCAGATCGTGTGGCGACGGGAGCCCCGCAAAGACCGCCACCTGCTCCCACGTCTCCGCATCATAGACGTGGATCACGCCGTGGTCGCCGCCCGTCACGCCCTCCGAGCTGTCCACGCCGAGGATGTAGCGGTGCCCCTCCTCGTAGTCGCGCCACACCCGCAGCTCGCCGTTGTAGAGCTTGCGCGTCCACGCGGGCGGGCGACACCGGCCCAGGGCCTCCGTCAGCGCCACGAGGTTGAACAGTCGCCGGCCCGAGAGGAGGAAGCAGGTCACGTCGTCCGACGGATACTCCTGGTCGAACACCTCCTCCCTGCCCTGGTAGTCCGCGATCTTCGCCCGCCGGAACTTCAGCTGCTCGAGCGTCAGCCCGTACGCCTCGACCAGCGCCTCCTCCTTCGGCGTCAGCGGGTGAAGCTCGTCCGGCGCCTCCAGCGGCAGCGCGTACTCCGCGAACTCGAACCACGGGAAGAACACGGGGATCCAACGGCTCCGCCCGCCCCGGCCGAGGTTCTGCAGCACCGTCTCCAGCGGCCGGTCCGGCGTGTCGTGCAGCGTCACGACGCCGTTGGCCTCCTTGGCCATCTGCCACGTCTCGTAGAACAGGCCCGCCGCTCCGAACGCCGTGCTCTCGTAGACGATCTCACCGTCCAGCGGCACCGCCTCGTTCAGCCCTTCATGGACCTCCAGCGCCCGGGACCACTGCGCGACCTCGGAGCCGTGCACCTTCGAGAGCGTCGAGCCGCGACCGCCCGCCTTCGCCCCGGCCGTCTTGATCCCGAACCAGCTATTCAGGTCCGGGAAGTCCAGCTCGCGCTTGTTGTCCCACCGCTTGCGCGGCCGGAACTCCGGGTCCATCTCCTCCCAGCACCGCGTGGCGATCTTGAAGATCTTCTCCGTGCTGTCCGTGTCGTGGGCCAGCGTCAGCACCTCGCGGCCGTCGCCGCCGCCGTCGCGCCGGGCCACCATGTGGAAGCTGTCCAGTTGCTCGACCGTCGTGACGCCCATCTGCCGCGCCTTGAGGATGATCATGCGCACGCCCCGCCCGCGCTCGCGGAGCCATCCCTTGATCTGCCAGAGCCGCCGCTGCTGCGCGTTGCTCCGGAACCGCACCAGCCGCTTCCGCTTGTCGCGGATGTGCAGGAACGTCTCAGCATACGCCTGCGGGTTGGCCATCACCTCGGCCAACCACAACAGATCCGCATCATCAACGCTCCGACCCATGCGACCACCCTACCGCCGGCCGGACTGACTCAGTCCTGCAACGTGGAGATCCCCTTGTTCTGCGCCATCTGCTGCGCCCGCAGCTCCCGCAACCGGACTTCCCATCCCTGCTCGGTGACCAACCGATCCGGCTCCTTCGGGAGCGCCCCGAGACTCTGGAGCACCGACAGGATGTGCGCGTCCTCCTCCCGCAACTGCCGCAGCACGCTCGCCTTCACCGAATCGTTCGTCGTCTCGTGGTAGAGCTGCCACGCCTGCCGGTTGCGCTCGAGCGACCGAACGAGGAGCTGCTGAACCGCACGCTCCGCGTCCTTCGCCAAGTTCACCTGCTTCGCCCACTGGCGCTGTACGGCCGCGATGTCGCGGAAGATCGTGCGCTCCGAGACCTGCCACCCCTCCCCGCGCAGCTGGATCAGGATCTCGCTCGGCCCGACACCCCGGATCAACAGGCGCGCGACCAGTCGCCGCCGCTGCAGGATCACCGCCCGCGAGTTCGGCTTCCCGTGCGGCCGCCGACGGCCCGTTCCTTCCCCACGCGCGCGCGCGGAGCCCCGTTGCCCGGCCACTGCCTGTCACTCCTGTGGATCGGGGGAGAAATCGTCGAACGCGATGGCCACGAGCGAATCCTGGAGGGCCGAGGCCAACGCCGTCGCGTCCAACGCCGGCACCCCGTTCTCGTTCAGCAGGTGGTAGTACGTCGCGACAGCCTCGGCCAAGTCCCGCAGCGCCGCGTTCCGCTGCTCCTCGAAGTGCACCTCGCGGGGCGTCCGAGCGGTCACGGCGCCTCCATGTCGGGGATCGTGGCCCCCGTCTCCTTCGTCCACCCTTCCGGCCCGACCTGGATCATGACCGGCTGCATGGGCTGGCCGAAGGTCAGCACGCCCAGGTACAGGTCCTCCCCCTCCGCGATCCTCCGCCGCTCCTCCTCGGTGAACGTCCAGCGAGTCAGGAGGGCGGGAATCCCGTCGACCTCGTAGAGCGCGGCGCAGATCTCCAGGTACTCCTCCTGATCCCGGGCCACGTGGACCTCCGGGGCGCCGGTCCGCGGTGCTATGCTCCTCATGGCCACCTCCCCATCCCCACGATGCTCACGCCTCGTATCCCTCCTCCGGTTCGGCCAGGAACGCGGCGCAGATCAGCTCCAGCGCGCGGCTCCGCGCCCGCGTCTCGCCCAGCCGGTGGGCCTTCTTCATGGCCTTGTCGTAGATCCCGACCTGCTCTCCGACGAGCACGATCGTGTTCGGGCGCGCTTCGATCATGCGCAGCGCCTTCTCCATCGCCCGCTCCCACACCTCGTTCTGGCCGGCGTAGAGCGCAATGTGCACCTCGGCCACCGGGCTTTCGACCGCGCTGGGCGGGAGCGATCCCGCCTCCACCGGCATCGTCAGCCGCTCCAGCTCGTCGAGGTGCTGGCGGCCGATCCCGGCCACGCGCTCGATCTCGTCGAACGGCACGTCGAACTCGTCGCGCAGCGCGATGACCAGACGCGCGAGGCGCACGGGATCGTCCGCCCCGCGGGTGTGGTTCATGGCGATCGTCGACAGCCGAGCGTCGCGCTCGTCCAGATCCTGCTCCAGCATCCACACCCGGCCACCCGGTCCGTGCTGCTCAAGCAGCTGCTTCCAGCGGTGCTCGCCATCGACGATCTCCCAGCCCTCCTCGGCCGGCCGGATCAGCACGAATTGGCGGTAGCCGAACCGCTCCATCGTGCGGTTCAGTGCCGCCGCCAACTCGTCGCTCATCACGTTCGGGTTCCACGCGTTGGGCCGCACGTCCGCGAGCCGGACCCGTCGCAGACGCAGGCCCGGCTCCAGCTCGATCACGTCCCCGACACCATCCAGAGGAGCATCAGGATCATGCCCAGCGCGATCACCATCGCCGACGCGAACCCCATCGCGATCAGCACCCCGACGCGCGTTTCCTGCTCCGCGTTTCGCCACACCGCCACCTCCCCGTCAGCTCTTCGCCTCGGGCGCGACGCCGGCCAGGCCCAGCTCGAGCTGGGCCGACTTCTGACCGCCGTTGGCCACGGCCGTCCGCAGCCGCTCCCAATCCTTGAACGTGCGGACGCCGAAGACCTCCAGCTCGTCGAAGAACCCCTCGAACTGGTGAGGCCGCAGCGCGCCGTCCGCCGATGCGTGGCGCAGCTCGTGGTAGACGAGCGCCACCTTCTGCCAGCTCGACAGCTGCTTCCACGTGGCGAACGAGAACATCGCCACGAAGTCCTTGCCGCTGTAGCGTCGGAGCAGGCCCGTCACGTTCTTCATCTGCCCCATCGCTACCGCGCCCCGAACCTTCCAGTCCTTCTCGCGATAGAGATAGTCGATCTCCTTGCCGCGCAGATCGGCGAAGATCGGCAGCCGACGGATCAGCTCCTCCCCAATCCGCTGCGGCGTGAACGCGTACTCGAAGGGGTCGTCTCCCGACCAGCCGTCGATCGCCAGGTCCTCGTCGCCTTCTTCCTCCAGCCGCTGCGCGATCTCGATGCAGATCGCCGTGGGGTCCACGTCCAGATCCGCGTCGGCCGGAGCGTCGGCCTGCCCCGCCCCCGTCCCCTCCCACGGCGGGCACGACTCCTCTTCCTCCTCGACCTCCGCGAGTGCCGTCCCGGTGTACGGCACCACCGCCTTCGGCTCCAGGTCCCCGCCAAACTCCTCCGGGTGCGGAATCATCTCGTGATTCATATGCGCCACCTAGCCAGAGTGTAGAGGGATGCATCGACCGCCAATCCGACCGGCACCTCGCCGGCCCGCACGCGGGCCAGCCGGGGCATGTACCACCGCGTCCTCCACTCCTCGATCCACGCCTCGGCCGACCGCTTCACGTTGCGCGTCGCTTCGGGCGCCACTTCGCCCCGGAGCGCCCGCAGCCCCTTCTTCCGCAACTCCACCAGATAGTGACCACGCCCCTGATCGTCCGTGCCCAGGAACACGAAGCCCGGCAGCCCGTTGTACTGGCTCGACTCGCCGTGCAGCGTGCGGATGGAGAGCGCCATCGCCGTGTAGCTGTACGTCAGCTCCCAATCCCGGACGACCTCGATCGACGCCGCCAGCCCCGCCAGTAGCTTCCCGCCGAGGAGCTGCCCGAACGGCTGGAGCGGGAGACACCGCGCGAGGAACACCACGCGGTGGATCTCCCGCTCCGCCTGCTCCTGGGACCAGCCGATGTGCGCGTCCCGCACGGCCATGCTCGCGTTGTCGTCCGTCAGGGCGAAGATCCCGAGCAACGCGCCGCTCACCTCGTCGATCACCATCCACGGCGCCCAGCGACCGACGCCCGTGATGGCCGGCTTCTGCGGCTCGCTCGAGACGAGATAGCGGTAGTAGTTCCACACGCCCAGCAGCTCCGCCCCGCGCACGCGCACCAGCCTTGGCCGGATCGCGTCCCAATCCGGCTGGCGGCAGTAGGCCAGCGCAGGCAGCTCCCACTTCGAGAGGTAGGCGAAGTGACGCCGGATCGCCTCCGCCTTCGTCAGCGGCGGCTTGGCCGGCCTCCGCTCCGGCACCACCACGAACGTCTTGCCCGTCGGCCGGATCGGCTCCGCCGCCGCCAGGATCAGCTGCGACGTGTGCCCCCCGCTCCGCACGGCCTCCCGGTGCAGCACGTGCCGACCCCACTCGTCGCGCATCCGCTCCGCCAGTTCGCCCTTCGCGAACAGGATCGCGTCGTCGCGGATCAGCCAGAACGGCACCGCCTCGGCCGCACGGCACAGCTCCCGGTAGAACGCCTCCGCCTCCGGCTTCGTCCAGTTGTGCGCCTTGGGCGGCTCGACGGGCTCTCGCCACGCCCGCCCCGACAACAGCGAATCGACGAGGAAGTAATTGCGCTCGTAGACGTCATTGCCGTACGTCGGCGGGTCGAGCGAGCACACCACCGCCTCGTGCCCCCGCTCCCGCAGCAGTGCGATCGCGTCCGTGCAGTGTACCTCGTGCTCGTGCCCGTTGTCGAAGATGCCGCGGATCACCGCCTTCGCCCGGTTCACCAGCTTGCGCTGCACCTCTTCGACCGTGCGGCCGAACTTCTCCAGCTGCCGCTCGCGCGTCGTCTCCGTCAGCCGCGTCCAGTACATGCCGGGCTTCGCCTGCAACACGAGCAGCAGGGCCAGGTACCGGGAGAACGGGTCGCCGCCGTGCCGGGTCCGCTCCAGCGCCACCCCGATCACGTCGGCCACGAAGGGATGCAGCCACGCCCCCACGTGCTCGAGCGGGAGCGGCGGTGCGTCCAGCGGCGCGATCAACGCACCCGCGATCTGCTCCGGCGTCTGCCGCGGCGGCCGGTTCGCCAGGATCGCCCGCGCCGCGATCGCACTCCGCTCCGCGAGGTCGTTGGCGATCACCCGGAACCCGGCGCGCTTCGCCGTCAACGCAATCGCACCCCCGCCGAAGAACCCGTCCAGAAACACGCTGTCCTTCCAGCGGCCGGGATCGTAGCCCTCCGCGAGCAGCGCGAAGCTGGCCGGCGCCGTCTCCCGGCACCCGCCGACGAACGGCATGAGGGCGCTGTACTCACGCAT